TTTATTACAATCTCAAATGCTTGATGATATATATAAACAAACATTTTTAAAAGGGGGATTAGTTGAATTTTGGGGCCAAGATAAATCTAGATGGGGACCAGGACTTATGCCTACTTTTTTTTTGTGATATGTTTTATGCAATGAAAGATATAGTAACATCAAGTTTAACAGAATTAGGTTTTAAAATGATTCTCTTAGCAAACCATAAATTTCATCTTAAAGAAGGGCTAATACCAGATATAATATCAAAAGTTTGGTTAAGAGGTAAAAATTTTGATAAAAAATCTAATTTACCTATGTGGAATGTTTTAAAGAATAATTATTTGTCCTTTGGAAAAACTAAATTTCCTATAATTCCTGGAATGATGGAAGGTATAATGCAACAAACTTCATCTATGTTACATGCTGTTAAAGTTACTTTTTCTAACTATTTGATAAAAAAATGTTGTGAGAAAAATGAATTTGCCATACACATAAGAGATGGTGTAACATCTGATGATTCAGGAAAAGCAATTACCCTAAGAAGCATAAAGAAAAAAATTTCTAAAAAAGAAGAAATTCAAAGAAATGAAGAAGAAGGAATAAGAGTATTATATAAATTAGAGAAAATAGATTCAACAATATGCAAAGCTTTTTCAATGCTAGAAAATTTTAAAAAATCTTTCAGACATTCAAATATATTTGAAATAAATCAAAACTGGATAGTCTTAAAATCATGAATCTGCAAACCCTTTCAAAATGTATCATTTAGTTTCCAAACATTTACCAAGCTTAGGATGGAAAGAAAATATATCACAAGCTTTTTCAATAATTCAAGCAATAGGAAAAGCAGGAGCTAGTTTATCAGTAATATATTATTTATCAAAAAGCTTTAAAAAATTTATTTTATCAAAATATTCAATAAATGAAGAAGAATTAAAAAAAGAAGGGATAAAATTAGGAGAAGTACCTATAGAGATTTGTGGATATCCTGAATTATGTCCTACAGATATTTTATTATTTAATTTAGATGTAAATAATCATAGAATTTACCATTCTTCATTAAAAGCTAGAAAGATTTTAAATTATATACTTCAAGCTAAAGGAAATGAAATATATGAAAAAAAGCAATGAAAATAAATTAGATGATTTAACTAATATCAAAAGTATCCAATTTAAAACAAGAAGTCTAAGAATTACTAAGGTCATTAAGAAACGAATAGAAAAAGATTATAAAATAACCTATGAGACAATTGTTAATGCTAAAATAAATGAGCCAGAAATTTTATTATTTCCTAGTTATGAATATTCATCTTTTAAAAAATTTGTTTTACAAAAATATTTTGGTCCAAGAATGTCAGATATGTACATAAAGAAAAATGATGTATCTAATAATCTAATGTTAGCAGCTATAAAAAATTCAAAAATTTGTTATTATAAAGAGATGAAAGAATTAAAAAAAGAAGATTATGATAAAATAGAAG